ATCCGTTTCAGAGACTTCGCGCCCAAGCAGGAGATGGACAAAAGTCCATGGATTGGTACATGCGAAATGTGAAGAACCTCGTGGGCGCGAGGTTGTCTCAGAACAGCGTAATGAAATCTGATATTGGTGAATTAAACTCCACTATCGAGATTGGTTCGATGTATATGTATTTCTACGATCCAAAGTTGAAGGAAGAACTTCCTTTCTATGATACCTTTCCGCTGGTGTTGCCGTTTGGTCCAGCAAAAGGTGGATTCTATGGAATCAATTTACATTACTTGCCTTACCTGCTACGAGCACAAGTTCTTGGCGAGTTGTTAGATTATAAAACAACCAAGACATATTCTGAAACAACCAAGTTACGCATGTCATATAATCTATTAAACAACTTGAAGAATGCGAATGAAGTCAAACCATGTATCAAACATTATCTGTCCAACCATGTTAACTCGCAATTCTTAAAGGTCAATCCTGAAGACTGGCAAGCAGCAATATTCTTACCGATCGAGAACTTTGTAGGTGCCACAAAAGAACAAGTATTCAGAGATTCTAGGAGCAAATTCTAATGGCAGGGCATAGTATTGACGATTTTATTACTCAAGTTTATTCAAGAGGTCTGGCGAGAGCGAATAGATATGAAGTAATATTCTCACCACCAAACATTATGAGAGGACATAGTACCAGTTCTGGTGAGAGTCCTCGATTACTATCAATGTTTGTCGAAGATGTTGTTTTTCCTGGATTGTTAGTTGGTACCAGAGCATATAGATTAAACAATTTAAATCAACAAAGAGCGACTTCAATAGATTTCATGGGCGATTCTATAAGTTTTAATATTCTAATTGACACGTCTTGGACAGTCAAAGATTTCATCGGTGATTGGATGCGAAAAATAGTAGATCCTGTTTCAAGAGAAATTGAATATCCAAATGAATATTATGGTCGAATAAATTTATTCGCCTTAAATGATAAAGACGAGGTAGTAGTCGAGTGGCAATTAGAAGATGTTTTTCCTAGATCTATGGCACCAATAAATGCCACCTCGACTAGCACAGAAGTTCTAAGATTGCCTGTGTCTTTTGCGTATACAAGATGGAGAGTAATCGGCGGTTACGATCCAGAAGGCGAACCATTGAATAACAATAACGATCCACAATTCGAATTAAGCGACGATTTCATAGATGATTTACAAAATGTGGATCAAGAAATTGCAGATATTGAAGCAGACATATAATTATTAGGAGAATATAATGATACCTGTGTTAGACACACCAACGTTTGATGTTGATGTTTACTCATTAAATAAAAAAGTGCAGATGAGACCGTTTTTGGTCAAAGAAGAGAAAATTCTTATCATGGCGCAAGAGTCTGGTAAAAAAGAAGACATGATGAAAGCGATGCAAGATATCGTTTCTGTTTGTAGTCAGGGTGCGTTAGTTGGTAAGAATCTACCATTTTTCGATCTACAAAATATCTTTCTAAGACTTCGTTCCCAGTCTATCGGCGGAACTTCTGAATTCAATCTTATTTGTGGTGAGTGCCAACATAGAACACCATTCGAGATGGATTTGGAATCGATTCAACTTGTGACAAACGAAGAACATACCAACAAGATTCAATTGACTGATGATGTTGGTGTCATTATGCGTTATCCATCAGGTGAAGAACTTGGTAATGATGAAAACAAGGTGTTTGATATTGTGGTTTCATGCATTGATTCGATCTACACGAAAGAAGAAATTCATTCTACGAAAGATGAAACTAAAGAAGATATTGAAGCATGGGTTGAAAATCTGACATCTGAGCAGTTCGAAAAAATCGCAAAGTTCTTCGAAACTTCGCCTCGCCTAGAAAAAACAATTGAATACAAATGTTCAAAGTGCGAAACAGATAATATTGTGGTAATGGATGGTCTGGAAAGTTTTTTCGGATAGCCCTTTCTCATGATAACTTAATGAATTTCTATAAAGTTAATTTTATTTTGATGCACGAGCATAAATATAGTTTATCTGAATTAGAGAATATGATACCGTGGGAAAGGGAAGTATATATTGGGATGTTGTTCGCTCATCTCAAGAGTAAAGAAGAACAACAAACTCAGGGATAAGGTTTTTAACAATGCTGCCAAAATTACCACCAGCAAATGATAGTGACAATAGTACGGCATCTGAAGAAAAAAGAAATGAAATCTTCAATAAGATTTCTGCTGCACTAGACACCACTACTGTTAAACCTATCGCAGATACAACTGTTACTAAGATTATAACTAAGTTTACAATCTCTCTTCAAGATTCTAACAAAGATCTACTAGAAACATTGATCGACGAAGATAAAATTCTTCTAAAACAAACTATCGATGCAATCAGCAAACTTCAAGGCAAGAATTCCAAAGAATTGGATAGATTGTTACTGATGGCAGAAAAGTTAATTCTCTCAGGGCAGACTAATAAAAACGAAAAGATGCAGGGTATTGGCGAACAGTTAAGAGAAACTGTTCGCCAAGGGAAGAAAGATTCTGCCCGAGATTCATCGGGAAGACTTATTCTAACAGGCGATCAAGATACGTTCAAGAATCGTTTTATACGTTCTATGACTGGAATAACGCCTGAGCAAGCAACGGTGCAAGGAACATCTGTATTCGGACATCTCGCGAAAACATCAAGTAGAGCATTCAGAGAAGGGTTGGGTTCGCTCTTTGTTTCAGATAAAGAAAGAAATAAAGGCGTCGAAGAAATTTCTGATCAAGAAAATAAGCAGGTCTCGCTTGCACAACAAAGCTCTGCTGCGTTGTATAAGATTTTAGATTCTTCTGGTCAACCTAAACAGAACACAAATTCTCCAGACAACTCTGCGTATGATTCCAACGGTAACGAAATAACAACCAATCTGTCTAATCCTGCATCGAGTATTGATACTGCCACAAGAAGTGATGCGCAGGAACTCGCTGCGGGTATACGAGACACAGATTCATCATTCAGTAGAAGTTCAACTTTAACCAACGATCCATGGGAACAGAGGTGGAAAGATCTTCTCGATCTCATGAATAAAATTAAAGATTGTGTATGTTCGTGTCAGTGCACAGGAAGCGGATTTCCAGGTCTCCCATTACCAGTTCCAGTAGGAACAAAAACTCCAGTAAGATCCGCTCAAAGTGTAGCAGCAACTAGTTCGTTAACAAGAACTGCAACTGCAGTAAAGCAACTTTCACTAGCAAAACCAATCGCCAAACCAACTCTTCTTCCATCCCCGAAAGTAGCGACTACTAAACCATTACAGTTAACACAACAACGTGCTGGTCCAACACTAGAAGAACTTGGAATAAAACAAACAGTAAAAGAAAAAGTTCCAGTTCGAGCAACCGCTGAACCAGTGTATCAATCTAAAGAATTATCAGTAGCAGAAAGACTGCGCACAGGGCAAATTAGTAATGCAGAAGAAGCTAAAAGAATACATTTAGCAGAAAGAGCATCAGGAAAGACTATCGGTGCAGCGGAAAGAACTACAGTACCTGGACCAAAGGTAGAACCAGAAGTTGCAGCGGCAAGAAATCGCAGGTCCAACGAAAATATCTATACCGAAGAGGGTAGAAATAATTGGCGAGCAAGAAGATTGGCAGAATCAAGCGAAGATGCCCTTCTACGCAGACTAATGGAATCTGGAAGAACAAACAATTCTACCACAGGATCTTCTAGATCTCTAGTTCCAGTAAGAGGAACTACTGCACCTACTAAACCTTGGTACAAGAGAGCTTGGTCCGGAGCAACCGACGCAGTAGGAACTGCTACAAGAGTTATTGGAAAGGGTGCTACTGCAGTTGGAAGAGGAGCAATGCGTGCGGTAAGAGGTACAGTAGACTTTACCAAAAAAGGATTAGACACATTCGGCGGAGCACTCGGACAGTTTGGAAACAAAATTGCCCAATCTAGAGTCGGAAAGGCAGTTGCTGGAAGTACTGTAGGACAGGCAGTAGGTAAAGTTGCTAAATCGAGCGCAGGAAGATTTATCGCCAAAGCAGGAGGCAGACTTGTTCCTCTTGTTGCTCCAGCTATCGGAGCATACGAAGAAGGTTCGCGCGAATATAAAAGAACTGGAAGTATGACTAGAGCTTTGATAGTTGGTGGAATTTCTGGTGTCACAGCTCTCGGAGGAGAATTGCTTGGAACAGCTGCTGGTGCTGCGGGAGGAACCGCAGTCACCCCAGTTGCAGGAACTATTGTTGGTGGATTGGCGGGTGGAGCAGCTGGTTCGTACGCCGGACAAAAAGCTGGCGGGTATGCAGGAAGTAAATTAACAGATCTTTTCTTTGGCGATCCAAATAAGAAAAAGAAAGAAGTTGCAAAACCTGGAGTAATGTCTCCTTCTACCAAAACTACTGCTGGACTGGAATCAGGAAGAAATCTGGATGCAACTTATATCGAAAAGGGTACTGTTGCAACAAAAGATAAACTGCAAATTAATGTTCCACCACCAACAGTAATTCAAGCACCAAGTAAAAATGCTGAGGGTGGTCAACAAATTATTTCAGGTGGAAACAGAGACCGAATGAACGCGAGACCAGCAGATAGTAGTTGGTTGAGATTCCAAGAAAAAAGAGCAGTAGCATAAAAAAGGGGAGCGTTTCGCTCCCCTTTTCATTTTAGTCGTCGGCGAGACTCGAGAAGTAACTCATCGTGTCATCGTCACTGTCTTCTTTCCAAGGTGGACTGTCATCCGTTGCCTTAGCAGCAGGTGCATTGCGCATCTTGGTTTCGACGAATAGTTCGTCTTCAGCATCAAGCGGATTAACCTTCTCGGCAGTCGCCATACGAGCACCACCTGTGAGAACAGCATTCATCTTTGCCTTCAGTTCATCATATGACTTGAAGTTCGAAGGATCGAGGAAAGTGGCAAGCGAATGCGCATTCTTCCAGATCTGCTCCAACTTATCCTCGTCTTCATCAAGAGGAGTTGATCCATCAAATTCCGACTTATCGTAGTTACGATAACCTTCAACCTGACGAATACGGAGTTTGAAGTTAGCACCTTCCCAAAGGTCAAACGGATTGATTGGTTTTTCATCTTCAAATGTTGGTTGCATTACATCCTTGATCTTGTCAAAGATTTTCTTGCCATACTTGTAGAGGAAGACCTTACCTTCATTCTCAGGATTGGCAGGGTCACGAACGACCAGCACGTTTGAGATGTAAGAAAGACGACGCTTCTGCTTACGAGCGATTTCCTTATTCGCTTCGATACCTGAGTTCCAAAGTTCGGAATTCAGTTCGCCAACGGGATCTGGTTTGTTAATTGTGGTCAACGAGTTTTCGATATACCACTTTCCAGTTGGACCCTGGAATCCATGATCAAAGACGCGAACCCAAGGAAGTTCCTCACCAGAAGGTGCAGGAAGAAAGCGAAGTACTGCCTGACCATTACCTGCCTTATCGACAGTTGGTTTCCAGAAGCGATCGTCGTCGCCACGCTTTTCATTTGATGGGTTTGCGATTGACTCAACTGCCTTCATGAGTGAGTCGAAGTTTCCGCGATTCTTACGAAGTTCGGATAGTGAATTAATTGACATATGTATTGTCCTTATATTTGCGTTGTATGTTAGTATTTGCGATTTGTATCATAATCATCGTAGTCATCTTCATCATGACTACTAGAGTATTTATACAGGTTTTTACGGTGCTTGTTTGATTTATCAACACCTTTTCGTACTTCTTTTACTCGGGGTTCAGACCCGTAGTAGTCCTTACTTCTTGAGTTACTCATCTAACAGACCACTTGGCCTTTCTCCTTATTCCATAGTTGAAAGAATTTTGTTCGATCTATACGAACGAACGGACGGTACTTAATTATCAAAAGATTTAAATCATTCCAGATAAAATCGTTCAACAATTCAGTATTTACATTATACCTGAAATCTAGTAGTTTGTCAAGTATAATAACTGTTTCTAGTGAAATTTTTTTACCAAGTAACATCTTAATTAATATCGGATGTTGATTGTTAACAGATACAAAAGGATCTTGCTCTGCCTTCTCTGCTTCTAGGAGTAAGCGACTAATATCGTCTGCGAACATGTAAGACAATCTATCTTGCCTACCTTTCCACTTCTCATAGATGTCATCAGAATCTGCACTAAAGATGCCGCCGTTCTTATCTCCTGCTGCAAAGTTTGCAACAAAGTAGTTGATAATTTCTTGACGAGCGACGAACTTCTTCGCCAGTTTCCTGAAAAGGAAAACATCTCTTCGTTTTAAGAAGGCAGATTCTGATGACTTGACAGCACCTTTAGTAACGGTGATGTCATATGATGGAGTAGTAAAGTGTAGTTTAAGTGCCATGTAGAGGCGATAAACTTCATATGCTTCCATTAAAGTGGTAATTTCCCGCCAGATTTACGCTTTAGCATATTTAGTTCTTCTGCTTCTGCTCGAATCTTTTCTTTAAGGGAAGTGGTGAGTAAAACAGCAACTGACTCCATCTCAATATCTTTTTTGACACAATAGTCGAGGAGAATATCCAAACAAGGAATACCATTCTCGAATGATTGTTTCTCTATGAATTGAGAGAACTCAGTTGCTGAATTATACTCTTTTGTAATTAAAAATTCATTGGTTACTTCAGAACCATCCATTACCATGTTCAAAGTTATTATCCTGCATAAAAAATGTGATCACCGATTTTTGCAACACGCCTCAAATTCCATCTTGGATTTACATAATCCGCATGGTAGAATAGCACGTTACGTCCTAATATACCCTGATTTGCCCCAGAAAGCAATACTTTTTCAGCAACTTTTTTAGATTCTGAATATTGCTGGGCACTGCGTACGCTCTTCTTGCCTTCGCATACCCATGAGAACTGGCAAACACGCTTAGTTCTCTGATACACGACTGCGCATACAGACTTCGGGAACTTGGGACTTTTTACGCGATTGATAGTTACTGCAGCAACCGCCAACTTACCTTGAGTTGACTGGTTTCCTGCCTCGTAGTAAATATTGTCTGCTAGACACTTCAATTCGCGATTATTTGCTAAATGTATGTTTTGGGTTTCAATTTTTCTTAGTGCGGTTTTCTTTTTTTCTT